AACTATTCAAAACCGACAATGCCTCAAACATACGCCAGATTGATGGTTGAGTCGGTATAATTTCAGTAGTCTCATTCAAAATAGTTCCTTTCTAACATGGGACGGAGGAAAAATGCCAGGAATAGTTGTCACCACTTCGGTTCGCACCGGCCCGGTCAATGTTCAGACCTCACCCACCGCGACAATGTTTGTTGTTGGAGTTACCGAAAGGGGACCAGACGGCACATCGCACCTGGTGACGAGTCTCTCTGATTTCGAAGACATCTTCGGTGGCTACGTATCAAGCGGATACGTACACCAAACAATCGAAACATTTTTTGAAGAGGGCGGCGCTCGCGCGTACGTCTCTCGCGTTGTTGATGAGGATGCCGTTGAGGCAAGCCTCGCCCTTTCTGATGGCGTCGGAACATGCATTAACTTGCTTGCTTCTGGAACCGGAACATGGGCAAACAGCAATGGCCTTACCGCACAGGTTGAGCAGCCAACTGCCAGCGTGAACTTCAGAATTAAGGTTCGTCTAAATGGCGACCTCGTGTACACAACCTCGACACATACAACCGCCGAGGGTGCAATTGAGGAAATCAACAACAGCGATGTTGCTGCGCTTTACCTGACAGCTGCCGCTGGTGCGTCAGACGGAATTCCAGAGGTCGTATCAGCGACAACTTTTGCCGGTGGCACGAATGGCTCGACCCTCGTCGACGCAGACGTGGATACGGCTCTTGGAACGTTCACTTCAAACCTTGGACCTGGTGCAGTATGCGCCCCTGGGTTTGTTTCTGAAGATGTTCGCAACTACCTCTTGTCGCATGCGGAAAACAACAACCGCATCGCAGTGATGTCGTTTGCAAAGGACACCGATGTTGCGACTGCAATTTCTGAGGCCGCAAATCACTCCGCTCTAGCGAACGCACAGTACGGTACATTCTTCTACCCATGGGTGAAGATACCAAATGGCTCTTTGACCATGACAGTTCCACCAGAGGGTTATGTTTGTGGCACCCGTGCAAGAGTGCACAATGCATTCGGCTCGTGGAACCCATACGCCGGAGAAAGAACTGAAGCTCGCTTCGCGACTGGTGTGTATAGCGCACTTTCGAAGTCGGATGCCGACAGCCTCGATGACGGTTTCGTGAATGCCATCAGAGTTATTAATGACTCGGTGCGAATCTACGGAGCTCGCTCTGCATCAGAAGACACAACAAACTACCGATTCATCATCGCAAGAGAAGTTCTGAACCAAATCGTTCACGAGGCAGAAACAGCGCTCGAAGCGTTGCTCTTCCTTCCAATCGATGGCCGTCAGTCAACATTCTCCAGAGTCCAGGCGACACTTGTTGGAATCATGGACAGAATCCGCACTGGCGGTGGCCTGTACGAGGCATTCAATGCCAACGGCAAGCAGATTGACCCTGGCTATACAGTTCAGGTGAATAACGCCAATAACCCACTCTCGCAACTTGCCAATGGCGTAATCAAGGCCAAAGTTGGTGCAAGAGTGTCGTCAATTGGAGACAAGATTGAGGTTGAAATCACCAAGTCCAACCTCACTTCAACATTGGTGTAATAAGAAAGAAACACGGAGGAATACATGGCCCTTTCAACTAAACTGGCTCAGCGGCAAATCATTGCCGAAATCACGCCGCTCTCCGGGGGCGCGGTACTTGGCCCTTCGTTGTCTGGTTACTTTGCTCAGGTCTCGGGTGGTGAAATCACCGCAGCAGTGGAGAAAATCTACGTTGGCGGCACTCCGTTCCCAGAGGTTCTGTGTGCGCCTTCGGAAGTCGGCGACATCACGCTCACCAAGCACTACGATGCCGACCTCAGAACAATCATCAAGGACATTCGCCTGGTGGTTGGTCGTGCTTACTACGAAATCAAGATTTACGACACAGACTGTGACCTGAAGAACGCTCAGTCAGAGCGCGTGTACTCGCAGGCCCTCCTTGTTGGTCTCTCGGAGCCAGAAGGCGATGCCTCCTCTGGAGCTCCAGCCACGATTGCGCTCACGTTCGCAATCTCAGGCGCCCCAACACAGGGTTAATACGTCTACTTGACATCCACTAGCCAGCTTCTGCTGGTGCTAGTGTTTGCACCATGACGAACCTCTACACAGAATCAGATAACTTCGATAACGAGCCCAGCTTGGATTCGGATAATGTTCTTGGTCAGTTGACTGCAGTGATTGCAAAGAAAGTCAGCAGGCCAGACATTTTCATCAATGTCCCAGAGCGGCCAGGAGTAACTCTCCTCATCAGCCCAAACATCACGCAACAGCAAATTAAGGCGTGGCAGAAGAATGCTGGCTCTGAATCAAAGAGCGGCCTTGACGCAATTCGTTTCGCGTGTCAGGTAATTGGTCATACGACAAAGGGAATTTACCTTAACGGTGACGAAGTTCTCGAAGACGGCAAGTCTCTTGGATTTGCTTCTCCGGCAGTGCTGAAGATGACTGGTGCAACACGCGCCCTTCCTGACGCAGTGCAAAAGTTTTTCGGGCTTGACCCGCATCTTGAGTCTGCAGCGCTCGCGATAATCGACGCTGCGGGGTATGGGGACACTGTGGAACAGCAGGAAAACCCTACGATGCCGTCCTCGACGAACTAGTTGACGATAACCGAATAATAACCGCCGCCCGTTTGGGGGAGTTGTTTGGGACGGACCCAATAGAATTGCTCAACTGCTCATTTGAGCAATGGATAATAAGGCTCGCGTGTGCTAAAGTAATTGAGGCAGACCGTGAGGCAGCCGAGCGCAAGTCTCAAGGGTACTAGCGCATCGATTTTATTACCTAGGTAGGGTCATGGCTGACGAGCGCGTAAATTTAACAGTTGACATTGATGTTAAAGGCGAGCGCAACCTAACTGCTGCGTCGGCAAAGCTACTGGCTTTCGAAAGGGTAGCTAAGCGCCTAGAAACCAGGACCGACCGCCTATCTGGTTCAATGTCCAAGCTTTCTGGGTCAATGAATAAAAGCGGCAAGAGCGCCCAGGGATTCACTAGGGACCTTACACTCCTAGAAAAAGTTGGTGGCAAGTTCCTGAAGATGGCCCGGCTCATTATGTTCACGGTCATCGCAATTGGAATCGAATTTGGTATTTCCGCCCTGTCTATAGCCAGCGTTAATGCGGCGTTTGCAATCGGAAGATTTGCGATGCGTCTCTACAACTACGGTATGCAAGCCCTGGCTGGAACAATGGCTGCTGTTGGTGCTGCCGCAATTGGTGCAGCTGCAGCATTCAGAGAATTCCAAGCCGCTCAGTATCAGTTCAGATACAAGGACTCCGCACAGCTTGGTAGCGCGCTAGACCAGTCTTCGCAGAATCTGCGCAGTCTCTACCAGGATGCAACGCTTGCAACATTCGGAGTGCAGGCGCTTGCTGGTGCGTTTGCGGCAGTAAGCAAGAGCACAGCATTCACGCCAGCGTCAAAGAACGCCCTGAAGGCCATGGCTGATTTTGCTCAAGCAAGCGGCGACCCAGGCAAGAGCCTCCAAGCTGCCGCGTCATTCATAGGTCTACTTCAGAAAGAAAAGAAGTTCACCGCAGAGGCAGTAAATGCTGCAAAACAAATAAGCCCTGAATTTGATAAGGCATTTAAAAAGGGTTCATACAAAAACATGCAATCCTTCATGGACGACCTAATGAGCGGGAAGCTTGCTGCAGAAGCTGGTGTCGCTGGTCAGGCTGATGCTATATCAAGAACGTTGTTTGGACAGTTCAAGGTCTACATAAGCCAGGCGCTTGTAGAAATATCCGATGTTGGACAACGTGTTCTTGAGCCAATTAAAAAGGCGATGTTTGATATTTTCCAGGGGCTCACCCGCACGTTTAGACGTATATCTGGAGACCTTGTCACGTTCGGTCGTGGCCCATTTTTGAACTCGCTGGTCGCATTAACAGCAAAGATTGAAGATTTTGCCGTGCTGATGTTCAGAAAGTTCTTGCCCGCAACAGAGGGGTTCTGGAAACGAACAAGTGACTTTTTCAAAGGTTTTGCAATTTATTTTAGGGAAGTAAGAGACGCGCTCGACCCACTTCGTGACGGCGGTTCGATAGTAATCAAAACGTTCGGCAAACCAATAATTGAAATTTTCAGACAAATTGGCAAAGGCGTCACGGCCCTTGATGAACAGGCCGTTAAATACAAAGACGATTTTCTTGAGTTCGGCGATGCGCTAAAAAATGTGGTTCAGGGATTTTTTGAAATAAGCAGAGCTGTGCGCGAGGCTTTTGCAACTGCACTCCCAATTATCAACCCTTTGCTTACCGGACTTGGCAATCTAATGAAAATGATTGCTGGTATTATTTCTCAGATTACCGGCAAGGGCGGCTCCGTTGGTGCTGTTGGGCTAATTGGCGGTCTTACGGCGCTCGCCTTCAAGGGTAGACGTTCCGCTCGTTTCGACAGGAATCGTGGTTTTTCCCCATCAATTGATGACATGATTTACGGCGGGCAGCCACTAGGCGCTGGTGGTGCAGTTGCAGCTGGTGGGCTTGGTTCGCTATCTGGTGCAATGTCGTCAGCGACGACTGCAGCAATGGCTCCAGCTGCCGGAGCATTGAGTGGCTCAGCTGCAGCACTTAGCTCTGCGGCCGCCGCAATTTCTGCCGCAGCAGTTGGAAGCACCCTAAGAGGTGGAATGGGTGGAGGTTCGGTTGACCCAACAACCGGAAGATATAAAACTCTTCCACGAAGAAAACCAGGACAGTCGAACGCTGACTATCAGCGTGACATTATTAGATATGTAACGCGAAATAGGGGTATGTCTGACCTCCCATTGGAGCAGCGTGGATATAGGGCCCCAACGCTTTATTCTGGTCGCCCTGGAACAAATATTGCCGGCAGGCAAATAGGTGTTTCTCAGGACCTTGATGCAATCGGCATGAGAATGATGACAAGAGAGCAATATGAAGCGTCATTCCGAAGAAGTAGGATGCGTTCAGATACGCCAACTGGTCCACATTCAAGTCTATTGGGAACTGATGCGTATAGATATAGAAGAGACGCACAAATGCAGCGTTCTGGCTTCTTTCCCGGAAGACAATATACCACTATTGGCGGAAGGATTAGGGGCTTTCCCGGAGCCTTCCGCTCAAATATGCGAAGCATGAAAGAAGCCGCTCAGTACGGTTTGTATCAGGCATGGCTTGGGAAGGACCAAGGTGGCGCTGCGTTTGCCGCGCGTCAAGCCGGGATAAGCGGAGCGATGGGCGCTGGTGGAGTTTCAGCCGCAGCTGGAGGAATCAAAGGTGGAATACTTAGGGGACTGCTCGGACAAAATTATGGCACCACTGGGTATAGGGGTTTTGGAACGGAACTGAGGGGGCAGCTTGGATTTGCAAAAGCTGGCCCTGGCGGAAATATGTACACCAGAGCTGTCACTGGTCTAAAGGGTGGAAACTTTGGCGCTGGCTATAGGTTGTCTAAAGAAAATTTCAACAAAGCAGTTGCTGAAGGGAAGTTGCCAGCGAATGCTAAGTTTTCGAAATTTAAAGGCTTAAAGGCTGGCGCAAGAGCTGGTTTCAGTGGTATGGGCGTAGCTTCTGGACTTCTGGCCGGAATGGCTATCGACAATCTCAGTCAACGGGGACTGGTGTCGGAGGAAGCAACCGGAGCACTGCAAACTGGCGCTGGCCTAATGTCGATTAATCCGCTGCTTGGAGTCGCCGTTGGTGCAGGACTCACGGCCCTTAGCGCAAAGACAAAGAAGGGCGGCATGGTTGCCGGAGCTGTAAGCGGTGCAGCAATTGGAGGAATGATTGCAGGACCACTCGGTGTTGCCGTCGGAAGCTTGGTCGGTGCTGGCCTCGGTGCACTTGCCGCAAACCGAAATCAGAAAAAGGCAGTGGCTGCCGCCATGGGAAGAATTGGCGAAGCGCAAATATCTTCGATTGCAGCAGCAACACTAGCTGGTGCGGCAAAGGGAAGTACCGCTGGCGGAAGACAAATGCTTACCACCATGACTGGTCTTTCCGGTAAATATGCCGCAGCAAAGAGCACAAAAGAGCGACAGGCTCTATTAAAGCCATACATCGACGCTGGCATCATTGGGGGCAATGACCTCTCGCTCGCAACTGGAGACAAGAACAAGGACGCAACTGCGAAACTCAAAGAAATTTCGGACACCATGAGAATGGCTGTTGGTCCTCAGCTGGACCAATTCGACGAAATAATGAAGGCCCTCAAGCAGTCAACGGGAATGACTTCTGAGGCCATATTTGATTTAGCTATGCGCAAGAACGTAAATTTGTACGACACCACGCTTACGCTCACTGATGCAGTGAAGAAGCTTGGCGTTGGCATGGTAAAGACGGCAACCGAACTCAGAAACGGGCTTCGCGATGTACAGGTTGCCTCGCTTGACGTATTCGCAGTGTTTAAGAAAACCAAAGAAATGAAAGACGTGCTTCAGGCCAGCGGCGGGAACATACGAGGCGGAGATACGTCAACTGAAGCCTTCCTTGATTACTACACAAAATCTCAGGACTTGTCTAACTATTTGAGCCCAGATACGCCATTGATGAACATGATTACAATGGCTCAAAATTTTGGTACAGGCGCAAATGTTGGAAAGGGAAAACTATTTGGTCCTGGTGGCCCATTGGCCGGAATTGCAATTGACCCAACTGCAGCAGGATTAATCGGCAAAGCACAGAGTCAGGCGCAAAAGGGTAGCGTCACCCAGCTAAGTAGCCAACTTGGCGCAATGCTGTCTTCTTCTGGATTTACATTCTCCGATGTCGACGCTGGTACGAAATCGATGGAACAGCAAATCAATGCTCTTATCACTAAGGCAACTGGCGGCGATACCGCCGCTATGGCCACCTTGAACAAACTTGAAGGTGACCTGGCTCGCGGAACCGCACTAAAGGGCAAGAGTCAAGAACAAATAGCACAATATTTTAATTCAATCTTTGGGGCCGGTTCTGGGGCTAGCGCAACTGCGCCAAAGATGGGAACAAAGACCACACTATTTGGACAGTCTCTGGAAACGGAACTATCTGGCCAGCTTGACCCATTTGCGAAGGTTCTTACAGCAGAGGCCGCAACAATGAGACAGGGCTTCATGGACGCGATTAAATCAGGCTTCTTTGAGGCAAGTGATACACCAGACTGGTGGGATACTGCACCTTCCTGGTGGTCGGGCGGCTTTGAAGCAGAGCTAGATAAAGATGGAAAGCTCATGCGACTTATTTCAATGGGTGATACCTCGACTCCAAAGGCTGGAAAATTTGGCGATACGAGCACCGCAAAGAACCTTCGTAGAACAATGAGCAGACATAGCTCGTTTGACGGAATGATTACCGGTAAGAGAACGGTTACAAGCTCGTTGCGTGACTTTAATCTTGGCTCACCAAGTTCTGACCATGCGACTGGAAATGCCTATGACCTAGTTGGACAGAACCTCGGCCAGTATGCGGGCCTTATCAAGTCAGCCGGTGGCTTTGCAGAGTTCCATGGCGGCGGAGGCTCTCGACACCTCCATGTCGTCCCACCGCCAGGGCCAATGGGAGACACATCAACATCGGTGCTTGCAAAAATGAGCGGTGGAACCGGAAGCAATAATTACGAAGGCGACACATACAACATCACCGTGAACAGCGGAGGAGATGCACAAGCTACAGCTCGCGCAGTTGCACAAGAAATTATGAAGATGCAGAAGAATTGGAAGCAGAGGTCATAATGGCAATTGCAATATCAGGACGACAAGTAGTTGACTCAGCGGAATTTGCCAGACTCACAAAAATTGCCAAGTCTGCGCCATCTAATTTGTTTGTGGCAAAAACACGAACAATGAGACAGGCAGTATCACCGTACCTGACTTATGAATTTACATTCCCGCCGTCTACATTTACACACGACGGCTATGGAGTAACCCTAAATGAAATTAACCGTCCATATTCAACGCCAGTTGTTGATGTAACCGGGGGCAAAGCGCTGCGAGCATCATTTGAATTCGTGATTGCCGGCCCGCTAGATGGGTTTTCTGTTCCAATCGACAAAGAACTAACCTTATTGCACGAAATAGCAAACTACGGGTTACCGGTTGACTTTGACAATGTGCATGACGCCTTGGCCACGCCATTGTGGTATATCGACAATATCTCGTTTTCTCATACACGAATTAATTCAGATGGCAGCACAACTGCAGCGCAGTGCACAATGTCATTGGTTGAATTTAGACCTCGTAGCGAACGAATGATTCTTCTGCCAAGGTTCAAGTATGGAAAAACAAAGCCGCCTGGCAAACCACCAAAGACTCCACCAGCGACCGATTACAACCCAGATGATGTTAAGTGGCTAACGGACCAAATTGCAACAGCAAAGGCAGCTGGAAATACTGATGCCGCCAGGTGGTATGCACTAGCTCTTGCGAATGCAAACAAGGGTTGATAGAGGCGACTTAACCCATGGCTGAAAAAAGACCGGAATACCCGTCTGCTGAGTCAATTGGCATTTCCCCAGGAAACGTTATTGCCTATGGCAATATCAACCTCAACCTGAGGCCAATTGTCAAACTCAAAAATGGCTCGGTAGCAACTCTAATCTCTATCACTATTAGCGAGACTTTGTCCGACAAAACGTTAGTGCACGTTCTAATACCAACAATTTCAGATGACGGAGAGCGCCTTTCGGACAAAGATGCAAAGTCCCTATATGCAAGCACGGGAAGACATCTCGGAAAGTTTGCCACCATAAAAGCAGCAAACTCATATGGCAAAGCACTGAGCAGCCAGGAATCGATTCGCTACAAAACACAGGTTGCAAATAACCCGGACTATCTTGTCGGTGACAAAACGTGGTATCCAGTAAACCAAATCGAAGACCCAGCAAAACGAAATCTAGGCGGAATACTTCAACTGACAGACCTATATGGGACTGCAGCAGACACATTTGCCGAGAATTTAATTTCTATAAGTGTCAGCTATTCCATGGACTTAAATCCTGAAATTTCATTTGAGGTACTAGACAACGATTACAAGATGTTTGAGAATAACTATTTTGTAATTAGGCGAGATGTTTCTTATCGTGGTAGGAGATATGAGATTGCGGAAGTTAGCGCAAAGCCTGGCCCTGGCGGCTCGCCTACCGTTATTGTAAAAGCCAGAAATAAGGCAATTCAGCAGATGCGCAGAGACAAAAGACCCGGCTCTGTTACTGGCGGTTCTGGGTACGAATATGCCGCAAATGCGGCAAGGAAATTCGGTCTTCAATTTGTGGGCCAGCGCTCGGCGAAAACAAAATCTACGTTTAAGGCCAAAACTGGCGACGGGGAAGAATCGGTTTGGGACGTTTTGACAAGAACGGCTGGGGATAATCAATTTGTAGTTTTTGAGGTCGACGGGGTTCTGGTGTACGCGCAACAGGAATGGCTGTTGTGGAAGTTCGGGAGTACCGCAACGGCAGAAACACCACCCAAGAAATTTGTTCCGTTATTGTTTTTGCCCGGCGAGACTGGCGCAAATATAAATCTGGAACATTTAACGGTTCCAGCTGCTGAGGTTTTTGAACTTGAAACATGGCATGATTTCATGAGCTCCGACAATGAGCCACTAGCAGCAAGCGGCTCATGCAACGTCCTGATGCCACAGGGTGGAGCTCTTCGCCCTGGACATACCGCTGTCTGTGGACCTTACCCAACGTACTTTGCTGGTGGATACCTGATAACTGATGTAACATTTTCGGAAGGTTCTCCTACCCCGGCACAGGTTTCATTTAGAACCCCAGAAGAGCCAAAAGACCAAAAAGGAAAGCCGCTAAAGACAAAGGCCGGAACACTTCCAGGGAGTTTCAAATAAACAATGCTTTACGACCCAACCGAAAGATTCTCAAACGCCAACAAGGCCTCTTCGAGAAAGCCGAAGATTGGCGGGTTGTATATAGGCAAGGTTGTCCGTGTTTCTGGCGGGATATTTGTTCAAATACCAGGGGTTGCGCCACAGACGACTTTTGGGCCATGCGCAGTTTTCAGCTCATATCCAGTACTTGGGCAGAGAGTTTTGTGTGGTTTTCTTGACAACAGATTTGACGAAGTCGTCATATTGGGGAAGAAGACAGAGAGTAAAATTGTAAAGGACGTTGATTTGCCAGTCGCCACTACAGATGCGGCTAACAAAACCTACGTCGATTCCGCAATTGAAACTCTAAAAGCATATGTTGACAACAATTTTGATTAGGCGCAAATGGACACTATAAAACTTCCGCTTTCATTCGACAAGGGCCGCGTTGCGGTGCTTGAAGAATACACGCGCCCTTACTACTCTCAGATTATTGCTATTTCTTGCAGAATAGAAAAAGGCGAGCTTCCGCTGGAGGTCACATACGGAGTAAAGGATTCTACTTTTATAGATTTTAGGGAATCTGAATTAAGATACACGGTAGCTAAGTTTTGGCCGGAAATACAGCTGACAACGGTAAAGCAGGAAGTCGCCAAAGATTCCGGTTCTTCCCGCGTAGTCGTAGATTTCGTTCACGAAAGATAGACATATGCCATCTCCTGATTTTTCTCAATACATCGACCTGACGATAAATGACAAACAGCCAGATGACGTCTATAACGAAGCTGTTGCATATGCAAGATTGTCTCTTCCGGAATTTGCCCCAAGACCAGGGACGGTGGAAGACGCCATCATTCAGGCAAATGCATATATTGCGACAATAAATCTCGCCAACATCAACAGGCTTCCAGATGGGCTCATGGAGGGCGTGCTCAAGTACATGGGCATAGTTAGAAAAGAAGCAACGTTTGGTTCCGTAACTCTTGATATCGAATTGGCAGAAAATGGATTGTCTGTTCCTGCGGGAACTGTTGTTGTGTATGAAACGACTGATGGCGATGTTTTGGTTCAGTACCCGTTTGAGACAGACAGTCTTGTAACCGCAGAATCAAGCTCGTCATCCGTATCCGTGACAGCAACATCACAGGTTTCTGGAATTATCCCAAATATAGCTTCTGGAACAGAACTAGTTCTCGGTCAGCCGAGCAATCAGATTATTTCCGTCACAACCTCATCTCTTGTAACTCAGGGAGCAAGAGCTGAAACGGAGGTTGAATATTTCAATAGAGGAACAACCCAGCTTGAATCGCTGTCTTCAACACTTACAACCGCAAGACAAGTTGAGCGATTCATACTTTCCCAATACCCAGAAGTCCATAGGTGCAAGGTTTACGACCTCACGCGAGCCTATGTATATATGCCGGCTGATGATGAAGTAAACGGCAGCAAGGATGGATTCGACGCTACGGTAAGCACGAGCAGCGACTTTATATCCCTCTGCAATGACATTGATTCAACATCATTTTTGGTGATGACACCTGATTATCACGGCACATCGTCGTTCGCTGACACAATGCCAACAGGCCTTTATGTTGGCGCTTCTGCTGGTAGCTCAAGCATCGAGTACACGGATGCTGTTAGCTCATCTGGCTCGCATGGGCCAATTGAGGTGATTTCCATGAACTCACTTGAGACTGGCCGACAGGGTGATTCACCTGGTTACTTCGTGATAGCTGCCTGTGACTCCGTTGGTAACCCAATACCGAATAGCACCAAAGCAGCGATGACTGCGGAAATAGCCGACCGTATAACTGCTGGTCTTTCATTTGTAATAATTGATGCGTATCCGGTTGATATTAATTTAACAGTCACCATTTCCGTTGCTCCTGAGTACAACGAAACAACAGTTGCTCAAGCTGTGTCCGATGAACTGGAGTCATATATCTCTCTTCCAAATTGGCCCGACTGGGAAACGGTGGTTCGAATATTCGACATAGTAGTTCGGGCAAGCAGGGTTGATGGTGTTGATTATGTCTTTAGCGTTACACCAACTATCCCGAGCTATACGTATGGTTCGGTTAGATACGGAAACCAAAACCTCGTATCCACATTAAATGACGGAATCAACCTTGTTGGCTACACCATTCTCCACATGGGTGTAATGCCGAGGGCAAATGTTGAGGTCGTGGTAATTTAACATGGCCGGAGTAACAAATCGGCTTACTGGTGCGGCCAGGCTACTCAATGCAGCCAATGGCGAGGACCAATGGCAAACGTCAAATTTGGACGTTGGTGAAATTCTAATTTCAGAACTTGCCCCAGGTACGGAATTCAAACAGCTTGAATTATCTATTTCTGCAGGTCAAACGGTT